CTTCAAAGTTTCTTAAATCTTTTGCAACTCCGGGAGTCTTAAGTAAATCTATAACATTAGATGAACTTACTAGTCCTCCATTAACTGCAACTGTATATGGTTGAGATGCAGGCATATTTAGAAGTACATCCTATCATCACCTACATATTTAGGAGCAGGATTAATTAAATTAGACTTCATTTGTTTCATGCTTTTTTTATAATCATCCATAGCAAAAGCTGCTTGTTGCGGGCTTTCTTTAAATTGCCATACATAATAACGAGCTTTAGCAGTTATTACATTAGAGTACTGGTCAGGTAATACTATTTCATCACTATAAGCTGATAAGGCTGTAGGTGCAGCATATGCATAAAAATGCACATTATAAACTTTATCAGGTATAGGACTTAATCCAAACTTACGATGATCAGGACTACGAATAATATATTTAGGTTCTCCATATTGTTGCGTGTCTGCATCATCATCATTTTCAGAATCTCTTAAGTATCTAGTCCAATCGTCTAATGTAATAAATGTTAATCCTCTTGATGTATACGGAGCAGTTTCACCACTTACTCCAATTGTTGTTAAATAAAAATCATCCCAATCTATAGAAGCATAGTCAGTTGTAATACTAGAACTACCAGACTTTAGCAAGTACCATCTAGTTCCTGCTACACTTGGTACAGTTACATTACCATAAAAAGGGTCTGTTTCTCCACTAGCCGCAACTGCAAAGAAAGGAAGTTGTGGTTCTTCGTTTGCAATATCATTAATAGATTTATTAATAGAATTTTTAACAAAGCTTTGAATACCTTTCGCACTTGCAAAAGTTGCAGAAGTTAATTCAATTTCGTTAAGTTCTCTAAGAACATCGTTAGTTAGTGTAAGAAATGTTGTTGCCATTATTTTTTATGTTTCTTTTGAACTGCAAAATTAGCAGTAAGACTTGCACCTTTATGTTTAACAAACTTACCGGTGTGCTTCATTAATTTATGTTCTTTACCATCTTTCATCCAATGGTATCCTTTTGGTGCTGTTACTTTCATATTATGTTTTTTATCTTAAAGGTGTAAGGGGGAAGCGAACACATGATTCCTCCCCCGCTTACGAGTCGATACTAGTCTACTACATAGAAAGCACCTGCAAGAGCTTCAGGTCTAAGTACTTGTGCACCATAAACGTGAAGACCTCTTACTATATCACCAAATGAATCAGGGTCACGAATGACTTCTGTTGATGTTATAGCTTGGGCAGTTGCTGTAGATGAGATGTGACCTGCCATAACTTTGCCAGTAGCATTAGATGTTGCTGCGACATTGTTAGACTTGTACATATCAAATCCACGTAATTTACCACTTGATACTAAACCATTTCTCAATGATCCTTGACCTGCATTGAAGTCAACGGATAACATTTTAGAACCAGATTGTGACAACTCTTCGTAGAACGAAGGTGGTGCTAAGAACCATCTTCCTTCTTCAGGGATGTTCTGATCATCTAGTTTTCTGGCTAATCTAGCCATTAGGTCTAAAGCATCTACACCAGTTCCATCAGAACCTAATAGGTCAACAGAGTTCGTTGCGTGTGCAAGTGTTGCATCAGCAGTCGCGCTGTCAGAACCGATCAAGTGATCAGGTGATGAAGTAGATATTCCTGCAAACATTTCTGCGATTACACCTTCGTCAAACGCATCTTTTAATGCGTATGCAGCAGATGAACTAGCTACTTCTTTGAAGTTCACGTGAGACATTGAAGTTTCAATATCATCAACGATGAATTTAAAAGCGTTAGCTATATCAACAACTAGAGACAGTTCTTGGTCTGTCAAAGCTGTTTTAGTTACGTTTGCTCCCCTTTCATACTGATAAACAGTAATTTCAGGTTCTTTAATGATTCTTACAGTATCTCCATAAGCAGATATTTCTCCTGAGTAATCAGTATTAGTGATTGCTTCTGCTACCGAAGCTTTTCTGAAAAAGTTTAAAACCTTTTTAGAATAGACTTCAGGTAAAAAGAAGGAGTTAGTTTGTCCACTTACAGAATTACCAAAGTTACCATTAGTATCAGTCGATTGCTCAAATAGAGCGTCAGATTGATTATATGCCATAATTATTCTCCTTGAATATTATATATTTGGTTATTATCTAATTCTGCCTTCTTCTTGGGCTTTGTCGATTTCTTTTTCAAGTCTATCGTATTCGTCCATTGAGAGGGCAGCAATTTCTTGTTGTGTCCAAATCTTCGGCTGTTTCTCATCTACTGTTGTTGTCTTAGTAGACACCATATCAGCAGCAGAGGTTTGCCTAGATTTATCTCGGTTTGGTTGTACAGGTGTAATTCCATTTTCCAATTTAAATAGATCGATGGCTTTACTTGCTAGAGATGCATTATTAGGATTATTATAAATCCAATCTTTTATCTGATCAGGTTGAGCTTCTGCCCAATCATGAAATTGATCACTATTTCGTAACTCTTCAAAGTCAGGATGTTTAGTCACTAAATCTTTTTCAGCTTCACGTTTAAGTATTTCTGTTTCACGACTTTGCATAAGGTCTAACCTTTCTTGAAGAGCAGCTACTTTACTTTCACCTTGTAGGTGCGCTACAGTTTCTACTACTTCATAAACATCAGGGTACTCAGCTTTAAATTGTTCTAGTTCTTCAGCAGACTTAGGAGCAGTATACTCCGGTCTATTTGCTACAGCTTCTTGAAGCAATTCTTGTTCTCTGTTTTTAAATTCAGAGAGCCTAGTATCATAATGCTTTTTCAAGTCATCATATCTTTTTTTGTAATCTGGACGTTTGTGAGTTTGTTGTTTAGTTGGAGCAGGCTCTGCATTCACAGGTTCTACTTCTTCTTCCGAACTTACTTGTGGACGTTCAAAAAACAATCCTTCTGCCGTATCTCCATGTTTAGGCATTACATTATCTGTGTGCCATGTTTTTTTCTGGTTATACGGATTGGGAGTTGGTTCTACAGTTTCTTCCTGTATTTGTTCAACTTCTGCCATTTCTTTTCTCCTTAAGGGCTTGTGCTATTTCCAAGGTAGCCTATTCTAAAAACGTCTTTTTTATTAGGGGCTTGTCTTACAAGGTAGCTAAAGGTTATAAATTTGGTAGGGGTTACTGACGTAAGTAGCCTACCGGTTGTTAGCTTCTGACGTGTCTTTGATAAGGGTCAAGCATCATGTCTTCTTTTATAGCAGCCTTTATAGGGCTTTGTTGAGCTTGAGGCATTGCTGCTCCATTATCAACTGTGCTTTTAGTTACATTAATGTTTTGTTGTACTGGTTCTTTAGGAGCAACCATTACATCTTTCTCTTCTCTCATCATACCACCATCATAAGCCATTTGTCTTTCATCTGCAGCAGCTTCTGCATCTTTCATCATAGACATTAAATTGTCTGCTCCGATTTCTTCAGTTGCTTTTGCAGTTATGACAAATTCTCCATCCGATAACCTTGCGGGTATCGAATCAGATTTTCCAGTTCCCGGTCCTTCAATAGTTCCTGAACCTGAAAATTCGTGTGCTGTCTCGATAACTTGATCAAAGATTACGCTTAATCTATCATCTTTTTCGAGAGCATCTATTAAATAATTTCTATCTTCATTAGACAATGTTTCCTCAACAACATAGTCTACATAATCTTCTTCCATTTTCTCATCAGGAAGCATTGTTTGTTCTTGTTCCATTCCCATCAACATGTCCATTTGTTGACCCATTTCTCCACCTTCTTGATAGCCCATTCTTTTTACAACATCTGGAGCTACTTGACGTAATGCTTCTATTCCTTTACCACCATCTTTCATAGTGGCTCTGCCTGTTCTTGCACCTAAAGGATTAGCTGCTTCTTGTTCAGGTCTTTTAGCTAATACTTCTGCACGTCTTTCTTCAAATCTTCTATCACGCTCTTTTTTTAATTCAGTTTCTATTTCCGCTCCTGTATAAAGACTACTTGCATTTCTTTTTAATTCTGTTTTAAATTTATCAAGTTCTTTTTGAGGGTAATCACTTTCTTCTCTATCTACTTGAGCAATAATAGATAGCATAAGTTTATCTTGATTAGCTTGTCTTTTTTCTTCTTGCGTCATTGCCATTATATATTTTCCTTTCTATTTAGAGCTTCGTCTACTCTACTCTCCAACTGCTCTAGGTGTACCAGAGAATTCAGCTTCCCCTGACTGCGGTATATTTCCAGTTCCGATGTTGCCACCGCCAGTACCTGTAACTCCAAGGTCTTGAGGTGGTTGAGGTACTCCAGTAAGACCGCCCATTCCTTCTTGTTCTTGACCATTGGGGCTAGCTTCCGAGCCTGATTCTTGTCCAACATTATTTTGCATTCCTATTATTTGTGCCATCATCGCAGCTTCTTCTGGATCATTGAGTATTTCATCAGGATCAAGATCAAGACTGTAGGCAAGTTCACTAATTAATTTAGACATCTTAACAAATGGAGCAATAGCAGGATTCTGTGCAGTTTGTAAGAATGTGGTTAGTCTTTGTGACCTTACTTCTTTCTGCATTAAACTATTTGTTCCAGTTGCATTAACTTCTAAATCTCCTACGATTCCTAACTTATCTTCTAAGAATTGCATATTCCATTGGAAGTATGCTTCACCTAAAGGTTTAAGTAAAAAATCATCTAAGTTCTTAATAACAGTTTTAATATTAAGACTTGCTGCACCTAATAACATAGACATTCCTGATGCAGTCCTAGTCATACTTTGTACTCCTGTTTGACCATGTGAGTAACTTGGTATACCTGTCTGTTCATCAGCAAGCTGTCTAAACTTGTCAAACATCATCATATTTTCTGTTGATGTGTTTGGAAACTTTACTCCGTGTATCGCTTGTCCTGACATACCTGATTGTCTTCTAAATATTTTTCCGGGATACACTTCAAAACTTTGTCCACCTACTAAAGCAGACTCGTCAATATCAAAAACTAGTGAGCCAGATAATGCTAAGTTATCTATTGCCATTCTTGCATGACCATTCATAATTTGTTGAGAGTCGTGCATATTTTCTGCTACACCAACACCAAAGAAACTATAAGGGTTCTTTTCATATGGGAAAGCATGATAAGGTATTCTGTAAGGTTGGAAAGGATTTAAAACTACTCTTAGTATTTTACCACCGCTAGTCCATACATTTACTTGTACTTCATCAAGATCATCTACGTTTTCATCTAAGTCTACACCTATATCTCTTAGATAAGCTGCATCCATACAGCCCCAATATTCTAATACTTCGTGTTGTGGTAAAGAATACTCATCGTTTTCTTCATCTCTTATTTGATCTTCGTAACTACGTTTTTCGTAATCACCACCCATAAGTAAACATTCTCTAATAGCATCTTTATCAAAGTAAGGCATTTTACTTAATGCTCTAAATTGACTTCTGTTTAGTCTATGTCTATGAATTATATATTCACATTCTTCTATTGTTGTAGCTGATGGGTCTGGAAAAAAATCCCATAAGCTAACAAATTCAATTCTAGGTACTCTGACTTGTAAAGGATTGTAAGTTCTATTTCCTTCTTCGTCTTCATCCCATTTATTTAATGTCTTATTAAAATTAAATGGTCCTTTAATAATTCCTGTGCCTAACATAGCTGCTTCAAACATAGAACTACGAAGTTCCGAAGAACCATTAGATTCATCTATTTGATCATGAATTAATTTTTCCATTCGTCTTGCAGCTTTTTGTGCAGGACTAACTTCTAAATTTGTAGGTAAAGGACTTGCTCCTACTGTATAATTACCTTCTTCTTTTGCTAACTCTTCTAAAAATCTTTCTTGAAACTTACCATCTGAAAAAGTAGCACCCGGTTTTAAAACCTTACCATCTCCATCATAACCTACGTCATAAGGGCTTTCAACTTCTTGAGGAGTTGATTCAGGAGGAGTTGTTTCAATACTTGGCGAAGGATTTTGAGAATCTAAATGTGCTATAGAAACTTCACCTTCTGGCATTTTAGTTTCTGAAACTCCAATAGGAAACTTACCTGTACCAAAAATAACATCTATAAGTTGTCCAAATGCTGCAAGTACTTTAGTCTTTGTTACTTTAACAAATACTCTAGACTTTTCTGATTCCCTAAACTTAACACGTTTTCCATATAGCCCTCTAAAGTTTTGATATCCTGCTATCCATCTTTCTTCGTGTGGCTTTCGAGAATCTTCTGCCATTTGAAAACGACTCTTAACAAGACCTACTAAGTTTAACTTTTGATCTTCTTCTAAAGAAAGTTCTAAACCTTGCTCTCCTTCTACCTCTTCAACATAGATTGCATCAGCATCTAGTAAGCCTGTAGGTTGTAAAGGTTTATTATCTTCTTCCATACTTAGTATCCAAATGTTTCATCAACAGGTTTATAGACTGACTCTCTATGATATTGACGTAGATTATCCATTGGATTATTTATCCTTGGTCTACTCATAATCAAATACCGCAGAGCATCATAAGCATGATCTGCAGCATGAGTGTCTACATCTTCAGGGTTACGACTATCTAATGGTATGCTTTGTAGTTCTTTAATTAAGCTAGGACATGTATTAAATATCTGTAGCTTTGGTCTACCATTCGGCTGTACTTTTAAATATTCGTGAATCTGAATCTTTCCTTGTATTCTATTTTTATCAGCTCGTCTAAGTTTGTGTCCTTGCTTAACGAGCGTTTCCCCTACAGTTGGTCCAGTTGTTCCTGTTCGTGACCAAGCAGATGTATCTAATACACCTGAAACGGAAAAAGGGTCTTGCATTTCCATTTCTGTTATTATACGTCCTAAATCTTCACCTGTCAAGCCTTTTCTGTATAATTCTCTATATATTATTAACGTACCATCTGATCTATC